TCACGAACTTGTTGAAGTTCTTGAGGAAGACGAGCTCGACCGTACCGACCGGGCCGTTCCTCTGCTTAGCAATGATGATCTCGATGATGTTTTTCCGCTCGGTTTCCTTGTCGTAGTAATCGTCCCTATACAGGAAGGCGACGACATCGGCGTCCTGTTCGATCGAGCCAGACTCTCGCAGGTCGGAGAGCATCGGCCGCTTGTCCTGCCGCTGCTCGACGGCCCGGCTGAGCTGGGACAGAGCGATGACCGGCACATTCAATTCGCGCGCGATCTGCTTCAGCGTGCGGGATATCTCCGACACCTCTTGCTGCCGGTTCTCGCCTCGCCGACGCGTCTGGACCAGTTGCAGATAGTCGACGATGATCAGACCGAGTCCATGCTCACGCTGCAGCCGGCGGGCCTTGATGCGGATGTCCTGCACAGTCAGCCCGGGCGTGTCGTCGATGTAGATCGGCGCCTCGTTCAGGCTCCCGATCGCCATCGTCAGCTTTTCCCAATCATCACTCTCCAGCCGACCCGTCCGCAGCCTGCTCGCGTCGATCGGTCCCTCGGCTGCGATCATCCGATCCACCAGTTGCCCCGCTGACATTTCGAGGCTGAAGATCGCGACAGTCTCCCGTGTCCTGACCCCGACATTCGCGGCGACATTGAGCGCAAACGCCGTCTTCCCAACCGACGGCCGGGCCGCCACGATGATCAGGTCGCTCGGCTGAAGTCCGGTCGTCATCCGGTCCAGATCCGGATATCCCGTTGGCAGCCCCGTTACCCCATTTCCTGCTGGAGACTCTGCGCGCTGCTCAATCTCGTCGTAACGGCTGACTGCAACCTCACCAATTGGCTGGAATGTCTTCTCGGCCGTTGCGCTCTGCTCGAGGATGGACATTGCCTTGTCCTGGACGGCCGCCGCAATCTGGCCGGCCTCACCATCCCCCTGCATGGCCTTCTGCAACGCTTCGCGGAGCATCAGGATCTCAGCGCGCTTCAGGTGCCGCTCACGGACGATGCCGGCGTAATACTCGATATTGGTCGCTGTCGGCACAATGCTTTCGAGCCTTGCCAAATAATCAACCCCGCCGACTGTCTCCAACTCGCCGCGTTTGATCAGTTGATCCGTCAGTGTCACGAGGTCGATCGGCTCGCCCGCCTCACGCATCTCGCACATGGCCCTGTAAATTCGGGCGTTCCGGGCGTCGTAAAACTCGTCGCCGCGAAGGACGCTTTCTGCCGCGTCAAATGCGGTGTTGTCCAACAGGATTGAGCCGAGCACCGACACCTCTGCCTCGTAGTTCTGCGGCAGTTCAGCCGCCATAAGCTCGTCTCGCAGCAAGCTGCCTCATCCTCTCTTTCACTTCCGGCGGCGCCGGCACGGCCGTCCGGGCGTATTCTTCAAGCTTCCGGAAATGTTCCTCGCTTTCGCGTCGCAGCTGCTCATGATAGACCGTCTCCGGGTCCTTTTGATCGAGTGGCCGCCGCAGGTCAGCGATGGTCGGCGGGAACTTCTCCGTCCGCACGTGCCGGCGAAGGTTCTCCATCGCGTGGTCGAACGTGATGTCCTTCAGGTGCTCATGCCAGAGCATAACCTGCTCCTTCGCCAGATCGTCCGTGAGCCGAAACGCTGGATATGACAATGTGATGGCCTTGAACAACTTGACGATTTCAGCCTGTGTCATAGGCTTCAAACTCCTTCTCGAGCTGATTCAGGATATCGAACGTCCTGGACTGGCGCGACTTTCCTTCCGGTAGGTCTCGTCGTCGCGCAGCGTCATGTGCGTCGTCCAACTTGATCGCTTGCTCCAACGTCCGAACGCCGTTCTTGAAGTAGTTCTCAACGATGGCGCGGATGAACTTGAAGTTGTACCCGGTTTTTCCGGTGTCCGAGGCTCGCTCAAATGCCCGAATAATGACCGCCTCATCCATGCCATCCTCGATGTAGCTGGAGAGTTGTTGGCTCTGCATGGGATTGCAGTGGAAACCGAACACCCGTTTGTGTGCTTGTTCAAATGTCTCGCGCGCGGGTGCGTTATCCATCAATCCATCATTACTTGGTTTAGGTACGGTTAGGGTTACGTCAGACGTCCGTTCGACGTCCTGCGGATGTCCGGCGGACGTCTTATGGACGTCCTTTTTCTTTCGTTCTTTTCTCTTCCGCTCAGCGTCAGCAATGCGCCGCTCGATCAGTTTGCCGGCGTATTCATACCAGTCGTGGATTGATAGGTTGCCGTCATCGCCCCGATCAACGAACCCGGAATCGACGAGAGAATCGACAAAAAGTCCGGCATCCCCCGGCCAGTCAGCAGCAATCGCGATATCTTCGGGGTCACAGTGGGAGAGGTCTCCGTCCTGCGCATATTCCATCGCCCACCACCAAAACAAATGAAGGTGGCCGATTGCTTGAGCGATGTTGATATTCAGTTTTCTGGCCAACTTCAACGTTTTGGGGTGCTTGGCCAGCCCCTGATGGCTCTCAATCCATGCCACTTTGATCCTCTCCCTGTGCCCTTCTCATGCCGGAATGACCTTCTTTGTGCCCGTGAACCGATGAATCAGATGCAGTTCCCCCGGCGGTGCCTTCGCAATGAGCCAATTTTCCGGGTTGAGCCCCATGCCGGCGATCGCTTTCTTCTGCCGCAGTGTCGGTCGTTTTCCTCGCATGTCCTTACCTCCCCGCAATGTAGACCGGTTTCCCGGACACTTCCTGTACCTTTCGCTTGAACAGCGCTTCGTCGCTGTTGTTGTCCGAAAGGTGCAGCAGGTGGATCTCCTGCACCTTCGACATGTCGTTCGCCCGCAGGAAGTCCAGCACGTTTTCGAGGCTGAAATGCGACCGGAGCAACCGCGGCCGCATCGCCGGATGCACACGGCCAGCGGCGATATTCTCGTCCAATATCCTGAGTGAGTAATTGCACTCGACCGCGATGTGCGTTAATCCGCTGAACGTGTACCGGCAGTAATAGCTGTCCGTGATAAATACCAACTTCTCGCCGTCCCGATTGGCCATAAGGAACCCGAGCGGCTGCTCGGCGTCGTGCTCCACGTCGAACGGCATGATCGTCCACGTCCCGATCTCGAACTGCCGTTTCGGCTCAATCGTCTTCACACGATGCCCGCTGAGCCCCCGGGCGGCGATGGTGCCTGAGCTGGCGTAGACGTCGACGCCGGTCTTCGCGAGGTCCGCGACCGCCCGGGAGTGGTCCATGTGCTCATGGCTGATCAGGACGCCCGCAAGGCGCGAGACGCGGAAATCCAGCGCCTTGCGGATGTCTGCGAATCGTATGCCGGCCTCGATCAACAGCTCTGTACGGCCGTCCGTGACGTGGTAGCAGTTGCCGGCGGACGAGCTGGCGATAGAACGAAACCGAATCATCAGAATCCCGGTCCATCGCCGGCCGCCACAGGTTCGCCGAAGTCGAAGGCGCTCTGGCCGTCGTCGAAAGGTGCGCCGGCATTGGAATTAGCTTGCTGAGAACTCGTTTGCGCCGGTTCTTCCGATGCAGTGTCATAAGATGCCGGATCATTAGGTGCCGGACCGACGGCGTCACTCACCTGGTAGTCGTCGATGTCAATCGGCGTCTTGTTGGCGTTCGCAGCGATTTCCTCGGCCACAGCCATCGCCTCGTAATCCTGTTCAAGCTGCTTCAGCCGGCGATAGTCGGCATCGATCTTCTCGCTGTCGATCGTCAGGTCGTTGTAGGCGGCCCGGAAGACCGTCTTCCAGCACATCTTCTCGAACCAGCCTTCAACATGCTCGGTTCCAACCTTCTTGTTTCTTCCCGTCTGAGGGTCCTTTTCCCAGATGTCTTTCTCGCCGCCCCAGAACTCAGGGGAAGCGTGTGCCGGTTTCCGTTTGAGGATTTCCTTCAGCGGCATCACGACAAGCTTGTTCTTGCGCGGATTGTTCTCGTAGTAGTGGAAGTAGAATCCGCCTTGCAGTTCACCGCGGTCAAACGGATTCTTGATCTCGAATTCGTACCCATCGCCCGGGTTTCGGAAATCCCCCTTGATCACGCGGAAATGGTCATTTGAATAGACTAGTTCCACGACAACAGCTGTCGGCATATCAAGGGCATATTTCTCGGCTTTCAGCTCAAGGCCGCGGTACCCTTCGATGAAGGCGAGTTCATACTTCCCGGTGTGGTTGTTCTTGAAAGGGACAAGTGCGACATGGTTCTTCTGCATCGGGTCAAGTCCGATCCGGGCGGCTGCTACTACCGCTTGAGCAACCGATTCCAGATTTACGTTTGCCCATGTGACCGGTACCGGATCGCGCCTGTTCTCAGGCTTGCGCATGCGCGCCGCCTCAGCGTTTTTCAGGGCTGCATCAGCCGCGATGAAGTAGTTCTGAGCGAGGCGCCGTTGGAAGTCGGAGAGGGCAATTTCTCCGACTCCCCCGCTAAATTCCGCAATGACGCGGTTGGTAAAGCGAACGGAAGCCGGTTCTTCCGTTTTCGCGATTTGCTGTTGGTTGCTCATGGATTACACAACCTCCTTGATTTGTGCTTTTTCCGTTTCCACCCGTAACTGCTTGTCCGCCGCCGATACGATCAGGCGGATTTGCTGCCCCGGCGTGTCCAGCGGGCGCGTGATCGACTCGGCATTGTCCAAGAAGATCGGGGCCGCGATGCCGTAGTGCTCGGACAGCGTCGTGATGATGTCGAGGCCGACGTTGTGGCGGGAAGCGTTGTTCAGGCTGCCGTAGGGCACGCCGTCGACCGTGACCTCGCACGTTTCCTCGAGGCCGCCGTGCAAAAGTTGGTTGAAGAGTTTGAACCGAGCCATCCGGAACTTCGAATTGATCCGGTTTTCCAGCAGATCGACCTTCGCCCGGGTGAACTCGTCGAGCAGATGCAGTTCGTGCTCAAGCCGTTCGAACTCGGCGGCCAGTTCCTTCTCCTGCTGCTCCAGTTCGGCGATCCGGGCGTCCTGCCGGCGAACAAGATCAAACTTCGAGCGCTTCGATTCGAGCAGTTCCAGCTCGTTCCGCAGCTTGGCGATCTCCAGCCGAACAGCGTCAAGCGCGCTCAGGTTGGACGACCGCAGCGCCGCGATCTCAGTTTTGACGGCCTCAAGCTCCTGCTGCTTCTTGATGTACCGCGGTTCGGCTGTCACGTCCGTCATGCCGGCTTGAAGCTCCGCCAGTTCCTTATCGGCGGCTTCGACGGCCGCCCAGCGCGGCCCGCGGACTTCGAGCAGCTCGGCCAGCACCCGTTCGTGCTCGGCCTTTTCTTGAGCCAACCGCTGTGCTTCGGCGACTTTTGCCTTCCCGCGCTGGTTGATCGCCTCCAACCGCTCGGCCTTGCGCCGGTTGAACTCGGCCTCTGCCTTCTGCCGGGCGGCAGCGACTTGCTCTTCCGGCAACGCCTGCCCGCACGTAGGGCAGTTGGCATCGCCGCAACTCGATGCATCGAACTGCTCAGCGTTGACCCGGCGCCATTCTTCGCGAAGATGCTCGGCTTCCGCCTTGAGCGCGGCGATCTCACGCTCGGTCGCCTCGATGCGGCGCCGCCGTTCCTGGATTCCGTAGTCCGCTTCTTCTGCGCGCCGGCGCAGCTCTGCGATTTCCTGCCGTTTCTCGGCCAGCTTGTCCAGCGTGCCGGCCTGCAGCTCGTTCTTGAGCGCCAGCAGTTCGCCCTCAATCTCGCGCTGGCGCTTCTCCTTCTCGGCAATTTCGCCGCCGTTCTGGATGCGCTGCAGCTCAGCCTGCTTCGCCTCGATCTGGACCTTCAGGTCGTCGATCTTCACCTGCAGCTCGTCCTCGCTGTACCCGCTGACGTCCGGCTTCGCGCGGTTCGCTTCGTCGATCCGGTCCGGGATGCGCTCGAGCTCATCGTTGATCTCCTTGCGACGAGCCAGCACCACTTTGCGATGCTGTTCGATCGTTCGGCCGCCCAGAATCGCCGGCAGGTCCGCCAATTCCGCGCGCGACGCGATCACTTCGTCGTCCTTCAGGTCGCCGCAGACCGTCAATAGGGTTTTGCGGCGGTCCTGCCACTTCATGACCTCATTGAAGTAACGCGGATCCGTCAGCAGACGGAAGATGTCTTCATCGACGATGGCGGCGACGGATGCCTCATATTCGCCCTTCTTAACGGGCACACCGTCGACGAAGTAATCCGTCGTGTGCCCCGAAAACACGGCCTCCACTCTGCCGCGGGTCTTTGTCCACTTCTCGCGATATACTTTCCGAAGTGTTGTCCTCCGGCCATCAACCAGCAGCATTCCCTCGACTTCGTGCTCGAGGTTGTGAATCGGCGTGCCGTCCGGCCGCAGCGTCTTGATTTCAAAGTTGCCCGTGCTCTTGTTCTCGCTGTCCTTGTCGAAGAGAAGCCAGTTCCAGGCGTCGAACAGCGTGGTCTTGCCCGCAGCATTGTCTCCGTAGACGTTCACGTTTGCGCCGCGGGCATCCAGCGTGAAATCCCGGATGCCCTTGAAATTGCGCAACACCAACCGTTCCAGAACGATCTGCTTCATCGAACCCCTCCTTGTTGCCACTCCCCGTCCGTGGTAAAATGGCGGTAATTGAACGTTTTGCAGATGGCCCGCCTGCCCGCGGGTCATTCTTCGTTTTCGCAGTCTTCGCAGAGTCGCGGGAAACCTTCCGGTTCGCCTTCTTCGATGTAGCCGCCACAACGATTGCACAACGTTCCGTCCAGCATCATGTCGGCTATGTCGCCCATTGGATCACCTTCCTTTCGTTGGTTTGGCGGGCAGTTGCTGCCCGTGATGCGTCAGCCGCATCGTGGAGCGCTCGAAGTCATCGGTGCAGGGGGTGGGACACCTCGTTCGAACGCTCTACGACGGGGCCGACGGCCCCTATGCGACGCCATTCTCAATCGCGGCGTCAAGTTCCGCGTTCAGAATTCGTTGCTGGTCCGGTGTTTCGTGATACCGGACCCGTTCGAGATGCGTCCGGATCGTCTCTGCGATCTCGGCCAGGTCATCGTCCGTGACTTGCAACCGAACCGTCGTCCCAGCGCCGGAGATCACCAACTCCGTAGGGTCCCAGCGATCTTCCGGCTTCACTTTCACGTGAACGATATCTCTTGAAAGATCGACCGTAAATTCCGGCATCGTCATGCTCCTTTCTTCTGCTGGAGTTCAGCGACTGCCCGACACAGGCGGGCGAACGTGCTGTCCGAGACCGCTTCAGGGTGGACGCAGTGCCGACCGTTCGCCAACGTCTCCCGGACAGCCTCCTCGACCGTGAGCCCGCGGCACATCACCCGGGCGAAGGCCATTGTGACGGCTGCCTGTTCCGCCTTCTTCGAGAGCCAGCGGAACTTCATACATGCCGTTCCCTTTCCCGGTGGAATCGTGGTATAATGGACACGAAGAGCTTTCCAAAATGCATCTTCCAGAACGTCCGGCCTGCCCGCCGGGCGTTTCGCTTTTCTTCCTCCGCGAACCTGATCATTCGCTCCAGATACGCTTCCATGTCCGCGAGTTTGGCCTGATCAATCCTGTCCGGATGCTTCCGGATCCAGCGCAGATTGTGCCGCGCCCTCCGAGCTGCCGCCTCAGCTTCACGCGCCAGTGTTTGTCTGTCCAACTTGCTCCCCCTCCTCATTGAGCGGTATAGCCGGCTTCCAACGATAACCGGATGCTTTGATCCTGCGATTGAGCTCCGCTTTGTACCGCATCAGCCGTTCGAATCGATACCGGTTCCGCATGTGTTGCGGCCGCCGGTCGGTTGCATACGTTGCCGCTTTTCGCGTGTAGAACTGGATGCGACGAATATGTTCGATCATGTCATCACTCCTTTCTCAACCCATCCCCGTCATGCTGAGAATGGTTTGCATGATAGTGAGGCCGTCAAGCCCGCAGAAGTACGCCACCATCACTTCATGCGCGTTCGTCTCGCGGAGCCAGCGCAGGAAAATCGACGCCGTCGGCTCCTTCGAACCAGTCTCGAATTTCGAAATGTCCGACTGGTTGTAGTGGAGCCGATCAGCTAATTCCTCCTGGCTGAGTCCGGCCCGGAGGCGCACGGCTTTCAAAATTGCACCCAAATCGCCTTTCACGTTCACCCCCCCTTCAAACCGGTTTGCCAACCGTCATTTCTCGGCATTCCTCCATTTGGTAGAATGGAATCAATATGTAAAAGGAGGCCGATGCCGTGAATTTCTACCTTGTCGCCTATGTGTTGCAGAACCACGAAGAAGCCTTCGAAAGCATGTTCTATTTGCTGAATTCAAAAGGAAAAGCGATTCAAGTTAACAAGCATGCGATCATCCTCGCCAGTGAATTAAGCGCTCAGGAAATTCATGATGCCGTTCGCGATCATGCCGAATTCTATGATGAATGGATCATTACAAAGCTTGATAAAGATGAGTTCATCGGCCGATCAGCAAAGGTGGAGTTGGTCAACCGTTTTCTGCGCAATCACGGCTTCAGATGAGCGCCAAATTCTCCGGGCGGATGCGCTGCCATATAGCTTGCAGCTCGCGCCTTCTCTTCTTCGCTGAGTTCGGGGACCGCAACATCGAATTTGATAATTCTTGTGTTGCAACGCGGGCAGGCATCTTCTTTGGCGCGCCTATCCATGCAGTAAGGGCAAATCCAAACCGGGACCGTATTCACCGTATCACCCCTTTCAATCCGACATTCCATCCCGGAATAGTGCAGGGACGAAAAGCGTTGTATATTTGATGTGGCCCAACCCTACACCATCCCTGTGCCGCCAGCTCGCGTTGGGCTGGCGGGCTTTTTGCTATGCTCAGGCGACCGAATCGCCGCGGCGACAATGGCTTTACGACGGTCAATATTCACGGTCAGGCCCCCTTCTTCTCTTGGGCCTTCTGCTGCGCCAGCTTCCTATTGATCTCCGACATGATCTTGTGCAGCTTGTCCCAGGCTTTTGGGGAGAGTCCGGGATTGTGCGGTGCTCCGTTCTGAGACATGTTGATCGCTCCTTTCATGCGGTTTCCGCCTCGTTGGCAGAGGATGAATGTGTATAAGTTTCTTGTACTTTTAGGCCAGAAAAAAGAACATTGACGTCACTCCCCAACAATTCAGCAATTTTGAAAGCATCCGTTAAGGACGGGGATGAATGACCATTTTCCCAATTGCTAATAGTAGACTTTTTGCAACCAAGTAACTCAGCCAAGCGTTCTTGGGTAAATCCCTTTCTCTTTCTCGCTTGGATAAGAGCCATGTTTTTCATGCTTTTATCACCTCCATGTATAAGTTTCTTGTACTTTTACTTGAGATTATATGTACAAGAAACTTGTATGTCAACACAAAAATATGATTTTCTTGTACTTATCTTTTTTATTATTCGCAATGGTGTACAATATATTTGTACTTTTTGTAGGGGAGGAACCTTTGTTGTTCAAGCCAGAACGTTTAATTGAATGGAGGAAAAAAAGAAAATTTACACAAGAGCAATTGGCTCAGAAAGTAAAAACAACTAAAGGGACTATTAGTAATTATGAAAATGGTCACAGTACCCCCCCGCACGAAACATTAGTAACAATAGCGGATGTTTTGGGTGTCTCTACCGACTACCTCCTCGGACGCACTGACGATCCTACGCCGCCCAAGGAAAGAGATAAACCATATTACGCGCTCACCGAGAAAGACAAGCGCGATATTGCAAAAGACTTAGAAAAAATAATGAATGACCTCGAAGTTCACGAGTCAATGGCATTCTATGGCGAACCGATGGACGATGAGACGCGACAATTGATAAAATTATCCTTAGAAAACTCAATGAGGCTGGCAAAGGAGATGGCGAAGAAAAAATATACGCCGAAGAAGTATAGAAAGGGTGAAAGTGAATGAGCGAACAGATATTGAACAAGATACTGGAAAAACTTGAATCGTTGGAATCCGAAGTGAAGGAAATCAAAGCACATACCATTGAGATACCATATATCAGACAAGCCGTCCTTGAAACCAATGAAGCCGTAAAACGCCTCGAAGTCGCTCAACGAAAAACCGAATCAGAGTTAAATAACCACTCATACAGCATCGACATTCTAAACCGCGAACAGCTTTATCTTAAAACAGAAATCGAAAAACTGAAAAACCGGTAATATGGCAGCACGGAGGGGATCATCATTAGAACAATCAAACATATCGTCTCTCAGATGGTTAAGAAGCATAAAACGAATGACCCCTTTTGCATTGCAGAACAGAAAAACATCATGATCCTTTTCAATTACCTGGGCGAAACGCTCGGTTTTTTTTCAACCTATAAGCGCGCCAAATTTATCCACATCAACAACATGTTGAACAGGCCGTTGAAGCGTTTTGTGTGCGCTCACGAACTCGGACATGCTATATTGCATCCTGGCATAAATACGCCGTTTTTGAAAGCGAATACGTTGTTCTCAATTAACCGCCTTGAGCGAGAAGCAAACGAATTTGCGGTTGAACTCTTAATGCCTGATGATTTGATAAAGGAGTATAATACTATTCAAGAAGCCGCGGCGGCCTGCGAGGTGCCGTTTGAAATTACTCAGTTGAAACGGTTTTTTTGACATACATAAGAGAGCAAATCCCCGAGCCGATCGGGAACGTGAATGGTGATTTTGATTGAAGCGAATTTTTTACATTTCATTATCCTTGTTCCTATTTGTTATCGGTTGTTCACAAGAGAAAATTTCAAGTGATGGTTATAAGAAATTCGAAAACGAAGAAATTTCATTTGAGTATCCTGCTGATTGGGTAAAACAGGATTTATCCTCACTTAATATGGATACTTCAACAATTAAAGCGGCGTTCTTTTCTAAGAACACTAAAAATAATGTAAATGTGGACATACAAGAGCATGCGGTTTTGGCGCCTTCCGCTGAATATACTGCCAATTTGACGGTTGATCAGCTTATACTTTTCGGCGAAACATGGGGGATGAGTGATTTTAAAAAAATAAAGTATGAGGATCGAGATTATAACGGCCTTAGAGCAGGAATTTTGTATGGTGAGTATAAAATTTCGCAGACAGGCCAGAAAGTTTTCTATGCTGCATATATAGTGCCTTCTGGTAATAAGACTTACACATTATCATATACATCGTTCACTGCAAGTGAATTTGACGATGTATTTAACGAATCAAATAGAATGTTCAATTCCTTCAAAATTAAGTGAAAAAGGACAGCCCCCACTCGGGCTTTTTCTTTTCCGCAGCAAACCAAACATACATTCTTACAGGAGGTAATCATGCGTGCAGCACTTTATATACGAGTTTCAACGGACGAGCAGGCCCGCGAAGGTTTTTCTATCGACGCGCAAAAAAGGAAACTTCTCGCCTACGCCGAATCCCAGGATTGGGACGTGACGAGCATATTGGTCGATGACGGGTATTCGGCGAAGGACCTGAATCGGCCGGCCATGCAGGAACTTTTGGAAAAGGTGCGGGGCGAGGAAATCGACGTCGTGCTCGTGTTCAAACTGGACAGGCTCACGCGGTCGGTCAAGGATTTATACCACCTTCTGGACGAGTTTGCACGCCATGATGTGGGCTTTCGGTCATCTCAGGAGCAATTCGATACAACTACGACGATGGGGCGGGCCATGCTGGGGATTCTCGGCATTTTTGCCCAATGGGAGCGCGAAACGATTGCCGAGCGCGTGCGGATGGGTATGGAACAGAAAGTGCGAGAAGGGAAAAAGCCCGGTGGGAAATATCCCTATGGGTATGACCGAGATGGCAACCTGATCCCAGAGGAAGCAGAGACCATTCGGCGCGTTCGCGAGCTGTATATGAAGGAAAACCTTTCATTCCTTAAAATCGCTGAACGGCTGAACCAGGAAGGGAAATTGCGCCGCGGCTACGAATGGACCCGAAACACCGTCGCACTGACGCTGGAGAATCCGTTTTATGCGGGAATCATACGGTTCGGGACAAAGATGAAAAATGGAAAATACCCGCAGCGCAAACGGGAACTGCGGGTGGATGTAATCGACGTTCCGGGCGATCAAGAGGCAATCTGGACTGTCGAGGAGTACGAGGAGCACTTGCGGCTGATGCGGATGCGAAGCGAGGGAAATCATTCGAGGAAGCTGGACTATTTATTCAGCGGTCTGCTACGCTGCGGCCGTTGTGGAAGCACGATGTTCGGCCGCCTTACGACGAAACGAAGCCTGCGAAACGGCGAAATCGTCAGAAACCCGTATTACATGTGTAGCAGGCGCCGGGACAGCAAAACCTGTGATATGCCGATGTTCCGGCAGAAGCACGTTGAGCATCTAATCATGAAGCACATCGAATCGATTCGTCTGGACAAATCGAAAATTGAACTGAAGCAAGATCAGACGGAGCTGAATCGGAAGATCCGACGGGTGAATAGCGACCTGAACCGGATCAGGGAGCGCAGAAAACGCTGGCAGTATATGTATGTGAACGAGCTGATCTCTGAAATAGAGCTGCGAAGGCATCTGGATGAGGAAAAAGAACAGGAGGAGAAGCTCTTGCGGGAGCTGCAGGAGCTGGAAAACCAGAAGAAAGAGGAGTTCGTTTACCCGGCCAAGTTGCTGGAGATCATAGACGTCTGGGATAAGATAGGGAACCAGGAAAAAAGGGAGCTTCTCCTGACAATCTTCGACGAGATCACCCTGCACACGAACGAGACCATTGTAAAAGGCGTGAAAAACCGATTTTTCCCTGCGTGGGTAGATATACGGTACAAATGAGTGTCATTTTGTACTATACGCTGAGCCGTCATGACCGGTGTTCATCGCCTGAAGCATGTCCAGGGCTTCGCCGCCGCGCACTTCGCCGACGATGATCCGGTCGGGCCGCATGCGGAGCGAAGCTTTCACCAGCGCGCGGATCGGAATCT